GATCTTTATGTCACAGCGAACACAGCTGCAACAACAGACACCGACGACTCAATCATGATCATCAACCCTGACGCATACACATGGTACGAAGGAACTTCATACCAGCTACGCGCAGAGTCAACAGCTGACGGTTCAATCACGGTCGGCGTTTATTCGTTTGGTGCAGTAGCCACAAAAATTGCGGCTGGCGCATTCGGCGTAAATAAGTCTTAATCGACACCCTAATCATGGCCTGAGTTCGCTCCCGAATTCAGGCCAGCAGAACGAAAGGAAAACTCATGCCCAGCATTGTTACAGCTGCACAGCTTCGCGCGGTGCTGGGCGTGAGTTCTTCCCTATATAATGACGCTTATCTAAACGAAATAATAAACACAAGTGAAGCGGTAATTTTGCCAATGCTTGTGGCTAATACTTCAGCAATCAACGCTTACAAGCTCGACACGAATGTTGCTTATTACTACACAAACCGCCAACACCATTTCGTTGCTGGCCAGTCAATAATCGTCACAGGATTGCCAGCGCCATTTAGCGCAACCGTCACCGTGGTGACCACCGGTGCTTATTACTTCACCGCTGCAATTACAAACGCCAATGTAACTTTGCGCGACATAATTCCAAACGGCACAGCAACTCTTTCAGGCTATTCAGCCGCCGAAATTTACGCAGGCAATGACGCAATAGAGTCAGCAATCCTCGCGGTTTCCGTAGAGGTCTTTCAGTCTCGCGTTGCAGCTGGCGGGCAGATCGAAGGCGTGGACTTTGCCTCAACGCCTTATCGAATGGGTCGCAGCTTGACCAATCGCGTCTCAACTTTGCTTACGCCATTTCTTGACATGGAAACGGTCGTCCAATAATGCCAGTTTCAACGATTGCAGACACCCGCGCAACTTTGGCAACGGCCTTCAACTCACTAGCTGCGACTAGCTACGGGTTCGTTCCAGAGTCACCAATCCCGCCAGCGATTGTCGTCGTACCTTCAACGCCTTACATGGAAATTGTTTTGATCAACGACGCAACCACAAAAGTCAAACTCAACTTTGCTATAACCGCAATCGTTTCTTACAACTCAAACCCCGCTTCGCTCGATAACTTGGAGCAGCTCATAATCGGAATTCTCGCGGCAATGCCCGCGGGATACATTGTCGGCAACGTAGAGAAGCCAACGCCTCTCGAAGTCGGAGCGTCGACCATGCTTTGCGCTGACATTAACGTGTCAACGTATTACACCCAGACAAACTAAAAGGAGATAACGTGCCAACAACGATCATCACGGGTCGCGATTTAGTGTTGACGATCGCGACCGTTAACTACGACGCGCAAGCGACCAGCGCAATTCTTGCGAACTCACCAACAATCGAGACCTACCAAACGCTAGACGGTAAGGCTTACAAGCACATTGACGACCAGTGGACTTTCGACGTTGAAATGCTTGCAGACTGGGGCGCTTCAGGTTCACTTTGCGAAGCTCTTTGGACAGCTTGCGAGACAGCGCCAAACACAGTTCTAGCAACTTCACTGACAGCCGTGACCGGTGCAGTCTTCACCTTCAACGTAATGCCAGTCTTTCCAGCCGTCGGCGGTTCAGCGCCCGACGCTCAAACAGTCTCACTCAGCTTCACCGTAGTGGGAACACCAACCGAAAACTTCAGCTAAACCAAACAAGTCGGGAGCAAAAATGAAACTACCAATCACGATCGAATTCAACTCAGGCGACGCGGTCACCTACGTGGCTGCGCCACCTGAGTGGATTAAGTGGGAGAAGTCAACGGGCAACATCATCAGTCAAGCGCAAGACAAAATTGGAATTTCTGATCTTGTATTTTTGGCCTATCACGCCATGAAGCGCGAAGCAGCTGGCAAACCCGTCAAACCTTTTGAAGCGTGGTGCGAGACAGTCGCAGGCGTGACAGTCGGTGAAGAAAACCCAAAAGCTACCCAGTCGGAAGCTTAAATCGAATAGTTTGGGAGCTGCGGTTGACGACGGGTCTCCCAGCTTCCGAATTCGAAACAGCCGAAGACATATTGACCGCAATCGAAATTTTGGAAAGGCGAGCAAATGACAACTGAAGCAATCGCCTACGACAAATCCGAACTTCGTGCGATTACTCGATCATTCAAAGCAATGGACGAAGAAGCGACAGCTCAGGCCAAAGAGAAGTCGTCGGCGCTTGCTGACTTCGTTCAAGGCAAAGTCACCGCCTCAGCTCGTTCAACTCGCGCCATTCCTAAAGTTGCAACCCGTATCGCTGAAGGCTCAAAGGTTTCAAAGTCTTCACGCATTGGTGAGATCAGCTACGGCTTTGCTTCTCAAAAGTTTTCGGGCGGTGCAACAACCCGTGACCTATGGGGCGGTGCAGAATTTGGCTCAAACAAGTTCAAGCAATTCCCAGTTTGGTCAGGGCGTGAAGGCCGTGGCTCACGCGGTTGGTGGATATACCCAACCCTTCGAAGTGTTCAGCCTGAGATCGTTAAACGCTGGAACGAAAGTTTTGCCGAAATAGTGAAGAGGTTTGACTAATGGCTGGAAGTCGTACCCTAAAGCTCTCCATTCTTGGAGACGTTGACAACCTCAACAAATCCTTAAAAACGGCCACCGCCGACGTTGACACCTTTGGCGACAAGATCACCAAGACTGGCAAAGTCATTGGCGCTGCCTTCGTTGCAGCTGCCGCCGCAGCTGGGGCGTACGCGGTCAAGATTGGCATTGACGGGGTCAAAGCTGCACTCGAAGACGAGAAGGCTCAGACACAACTTGCGCGCGCCCTAGAGGCCGCCACCGGTGCGACAGACGCACAAGTCAAAGCAACTGAAGCGGCAATTCTCCAAATGTCTTTGGCTTCAGGCGTGGCCGACGACGCTTTGCGGCCTGCGCTTCAACGTATAGCGATTTCAACGGGTTCACTCACTAAGGCTCAGGATTTGCTTGCGGTCGCCCTCGACGTTTCAACAGCTACGGGCAAGCCACTTGAAACCGTGGCGAATGCGCTTTCCAAAGCTTATGACGGCAACAGTGCCTCATTGGGCAAACTTGGGATTGGCCTATCAGCGGCCGAACTCAAAACAATGTCATTCAATCAAGTGCAGACAAAACTTACAGACTTGTTCGGTGGCGCAGCTGCGGCCAACGCAGAAACTTATTCAGGGCGCATTGCTCGAATGCAAGTGGCCTTCGACGAAGCCAAAGAAACGATTGGCTTTGCTTTGCTTCCAATTCTTGAAAAGGTAATGACGTTCATAAACAACAACGCATTGCCAATCATCAACAAATTTGCCAGCGCCTTCAGCTTAGAAAAGGGCGGGCTTGGCGGTTACATCACCCAAGTCGGAACGCTAATCACAAACGTGTTCACGCCAATCATCAGCGGACTTGTAAAGGCTTTCAATTACGTAAAAGACGCCATTGGCGACAACCTAGAAACGTTCAAGGTTTTCGGTTCATATATCGCGACCTACCTTGCGCCGGTCATTGGCACGGTCTTGGGTGGAGCTTTGCAAGTTGTGGGCAAGATTGCAGGCGGCGTCATTGACGTAATCGCTGGCGTAATCAAAGTCATCAACGGACTTATTGGCGGGGCGATTGACGGTATCAACGCTCTCATTCGTGCCTACAATGCCGTTCCACTATTGCCAAACATTCCGACGATTTCAAAGCCAACCCTCAGCGCGCCTAGCGTTTCAAGCGGTTCGAGCATTTCGGGCGTTCTCGGCGGTTCAATTCCAGCCGTTCCAAGTATTCCAGTTCCGACGGTTTCAGGCGGTAGTTCAGGCGTGGCCGCAGCTGCTTCAAGTGGCTCGAAAGCAGCCGCCTCAGTCGCTACGCCGTACAGCTCAGCGTTAACTCAAAGCGCCGCAATTCGACGGGCTGAAATGGCAGCGCCAGTCAACGTCACAATAAATCAAGGAATTGTCGGAGACCCTGAAGGAGCTGCGCGCTCGATCGTCGACGTGTTAAACCGCAGCTATGGTCGCGGCGCTCTCGGTGCGGAAGCGTTGTTCTTGTAATGACGCAATGGTCACCTGAATGGTCGTTGGCAATCAACGGCGTCGATTACACAAACGTGACGCTTTCCAACCTGACTATTGTGAGCGGTCGAAGCGATATATATTCACAGCCGCGCGCAGGATATTGCTCGGTGGATATTCTCAATCTTGACTTGACACCAATCACGATCGACGTCAACGACGGCGTAACCATTCGCGTCAAAGACTCAACTGGAACTTTCGTCAACCTTTTCGGTGGCGACGTGACTGATATTGAAACAATGGTGGACTCGACCGGTACTGGCGGGGTCAATGAACTGATAAAGCTCACGGCACTTGGGGCATTGTCCAAGCTGCCAAAGACTTTGACTGACGGCGTACTTTCAAAGGATTACGACGGAAACCAAATTTATACAATCCTGAGTCAAACGCTTTTTAACACTTGGGCGGAAGTTCCAGCTGCTTTGATTTGGGCAAGCTACGACCCGACAACTACTTGGGCGAATGCTGAAAATGCTGGTCTTGGTGAGATTGACACACCAGGAAATTATGAACTCATGGCGCGATCTTCTTCGGCCGTGGATATTTATTCGCTTATTTCAGGCTTGGCAACTAGCGGCCTTGGATACCTCTTTGAAGACAGTTCAGGCCGTATCGGGTACGCGGACAGCACCCACCGCAGCTCTTACTTAGCAACAAACGGTTACACAAACGTTAGCGCCAACGACTCTTTGGCAGCTGGTATCCGTATCATCAAACGACTTGGCGACCTTCGAAATTACGTCACCATTGAATATCGCGCAGGCACAGAGACAGCTTCTTCGGCTGAGTCAATAGGCCAATATGGGGCGCAGGCTCAAATCATTTCAACGACTCTCCACAATCAAGCCGACGCTGAGTCACAAGCTCTTTTCTATTTGGGAATTCGAGCCTTCCCACAAGACCAATTTAATTCAATCACTTTCAGTCTTGGAAATTCTGAAATTGACGACTCAGACCGTGACGCGCTTTTGAATGTCTTCATGGGCTTGCCACTAAACATCACTGACTTACCAGCCAACATGATCAACGGCGGCTTTCAAGGCTTCGTCGAAGGTTGGTCTTGGCGTGCAGGCTACAACCGACTCGATCTGACTTTGACGCTATCGCCAACCGCTTTCAGCTTGCAAAGCATGAAGTGGGAAGACGTGAGTGTCTTAGAGACTTGGAACACCTTATCGCCTACACTTGAATGGATAGACGCGACAATCGTCGCTTAAAGGAGCAGAAATGGCCACAACCACAAACTTCGGCTGGGAGACACCTGACGACACAGATTTGGTCAAAGACGGCGCAGCGGCCATGCGTACTCTTGGCAACTCGATCGACACTTCATTCGTTGATCTTAAAGGTGGAAGCACCGGTCAAGTCTTAGCAAAGAATTCTGGAACGGATTTGGATTTCGTTTGGACTGAGCAAGACGACACAACCTTGTCATTCAACGCACAAACAGGCACAACTTACACACTTGTGGCAGCTGATCTTGGCAAGCTTGTCACGCTTTCAAATGCGTCAGGTATAACTTTGACCGTGCCACCTTCAGTCTTTGCAGCTGGCAACATCATCAACATTCAGCAAATCGGCGCTGGTCAAGTTACTTTGGCGCAGGGTGCAGGCGTGACAATTACTTCGACGGGCGCAACAGCTTCCGCGCCTAAGCTTCGCGCGCAATACTCAGCCGCTTCAATTATTTGCACCGCTAGCAACACGTTCACCGTGGTGGGCGATCTAGCCTAATGTCACCAATTCTGGGGATTTTTGCTTCTTCATACTTGTCAGCCGTTGGCGATTATGAGTCTATTGCAACGGTAATCGTGGGTTCAGGTGGTACTTCGTCAATTACTTTTAGCAGTATTCCTAGCACTTACAAACATTTACAAATTCGTTATTTGGGCCGCAATTTATCTGGTGCAGGAACTTCGGATACATTTATTTACGCAAGGTTTAACGGAGATAGCAGTTCAAATTATGCTTGGCATTATGTACTTGGAGACGGGAGTTCTACTGCCGCAAGCGGAAGCAGTACGCAAGCGCAAATGGCCTTTGGCGCTATTACGCAAAATGGGGTATCGGCCAACATATTCGCGGGTGCGATAGCAGATATTTTAGATTACTCATCAGTAAATAAAAATAAAACAGTAAGGGTTTTGAGCGGCAATGATCGTAATGGTGGGGGAGTAATCGTGTTAAATTCTGGGTTATGGAGTAATAGCAGTAATGCAATTAGTAGCATGACCATAAGTTCAGACAATGGCTTCGCCCAGCACTCTTCTTTTGCACTTTATGGGGTGAAGTAATGCCAAAAACTTATGAACCAATAGCAACTAACACACTAGGCAGCGCCAGCGCGACAGTATCCTTCACTTCAATACCTGCCACATATACCGATCTAGTATTAGTTATTGGCGGCGCAGCTTCAAGCGCGCAAGGCATGTTTTTATACTTTAATAACGACACAGCAGCCAATTATTCTAGAACTTATCTTTACGGAACTGGTTCTAGCGCAATTTCAGATAGAGTTGGCGACCATAAAGTTTTAGAAATAGGTACAGCAATTTCAACACTAACTGCAAGCGTTATGAACTACAGCAACACCACAACCTTTAAAACAACCCTTACACGCGGCGGATCAGCGGCTAACCTGACCATTGCTGAGGTTGGCACTTGGCGTTCAACTGCGGCTATCAACCGAATTGACGTGACAACTGGCACGGGAACAATGAACACAGGTACAGTTTTAACTTTGTACGGAATAAAGGCGGCATAACATGGCGACATTTATTCAAATTGGAAGCACGGTAACCGTTGGGGCAGGCGGTGCGGCTTCAATAGCGTTTTCCTCTATTCCTAGCATTTACACGGATTTGAAAGTCGTATTGTCAGTACGAAGCGACAGAACAAGCGCCGATCAAGACTCTCTTTTAGTTTCATTTAACGGTTCAACTTCTAATTTTACAAATAAATCACTAGAAGGCGGCACAGTTACAACCGTTTCTTCCTTTTCAAGCGCTCGTTTTCTTGGTTCTATAAATGACGCAAATAACACAGCAAGTGTTTTTTCAAGTGTTGATTTATATATTCCTAACTATGCAAGTTCTAGTTTCAAATCGTTTTCAACAGAGTCAGCGATGGAAAACAATTCCAACTTCTATTACTTAGATTTGACTGCTGGTCTTTGGTCTGATACTTCAGCAATTACATCTATCACTTTTACCACAGGTGCTAGTCGCAACTTCGTACAGTATTCATCAGCAACCCTGTACGGCATAAAGAAAAACTAAGGAGACAAAATGGCAGACACGAAGATCGTTGTTGATTGCTCAACAGGAGCAGTCACGGAGATTGAACTAACAGCTGACGAAGTAGCCCAGCGAGAAGCTGACGCCGCCGCTTACGCAGCTCAAAAGGCACAAGAAGAAGCTGACGCCGGAACAAAGGCCGAAGCTAAAGCTGCGCTTTTGGAGCGTCTAGGCATGACCGCCGAAGAAGCGGCCTTGTTGCTTTCATGAGCTACCCAAACGGAACAGCTGCACGCATTCTTGAAGTCGCTTTGGCCGAAGTCGGCACGATTGAAGAAGGCGACAACCTGACCAAATATGGCAAATTTACAAAGGCTGACGGCCTGCCGTGGTGCGGTTCATTCTGCAACTGGGTCTTTGCACAAGCTGGGGTCAAGGTTCACAGCGTTGTTTCAACACCTATCGGAGCGCATAAATTTAAAGAAACTTCACGGTGGCATGAGAAGCCTGCCATTGGCGATCTCGCGTTCATGGACTTTCCACACGACGGCGTTGACCGTATCTCGCACGTCGGAATTGTTGTAGGCATTGAAGGAAACACAATCACGACAATCGAAGGCAACACTTCAGGCACGGGCGATCAACGTAATGGCGGCATGGTCATGGTCAAACAACGCACCGTCGGCAAAGAAGTGGTTGGTTTTGGTCGTCCAAAGCTTGTTCCTTATTTGGGCGAATACCCAAAAATTGACGTTCCACAAGCTCCAAAGAAACTAATCCGAAAGGGCAAAAAATGACACAAGCAAAAGCACTCTTAGCCTCATGGGCAAGATCATTCATGGCCGCGTCTCTGGCCGTCTACATGTCAGGAAATCAAGACCCGAAGGCGATTGG